ACGAGTTACAAAAAAATGGCCTATGGGAACAACACCTGGAACGCATTGACCAGCTAGAAACCATAATGAGATTCTCATGGCAGAACTACCATAGGGCTACTACTGCAATGGAGAAGCAGAGAATACTTGATTCAATAGCTGGCATACAGCCATTACTTTCAACATATTATTCAGTAAGTCAAGAGGTGATAGAAGCTGACGCTCAAAAAGGCGTACAAGATAGCCGATTTATATCCGAGCTTCCGAAAGGAACAAAGTAATTCAATAGACGACTCTACAGAGTCTGTCAAAAAATTACCGTTCTTCTGTGGAAAGATAAAACCGTCTGTTAACTGCTGTTTTTCCCATCTAGTAGGATTGCCACAGCATCCTGCCACATTACAGGAGATGAAGTATATGCCTCACCAGGATGATTTAATTAAACAGTCATTATCTGATAAGCATCTAAAATTTCACGTAAACAAATCAAGGCAGATAGGTCTAACAGAAATAGTCTTGAGGATTATACAATACCAGGTCTTTCACAAGTATGCAGGAGGGCGTGTTCTAATCATTGCAGGAACTAGGGAAAAGACCACAAAAAAGGTAATGGCTCGTCTTAGAATGCTTTTTAGAAATATACCTGACGTGCTAGACGGCACATCTTCGGATTTACTAATACGATTAAAAAACGGCTCGGAAATAGAAGGCCTGCCATCAAACTCAGAAGCTATCAGGGGAGATACAAAAATTAGATGCGTAATGATAGATGAGGCTGCGCACTTTAATCTGGTAGACGACTCGGTAGTAATGGATGCAGTAGAGCCTATCATAATGACTAACAAGTCTGACATATTCCTAGTATCAACACCTAGGGGACAGCGTGGATTCTTTTACGACATATCGATAACAGAAAACGATTACAAGAAACTGCATTATGATTTTAACAACGCAATAGGATGGATTTACACTAAAGAAGAGATGGAAGAGGAATTAAAGAGAACAGATATTGATGTTGACCAAGAATATAGATGCCAGTTTACTTCTGCCAGGAACAGCATATTTGGTGTTATATCAGACGATGCCACAGAACAATACGAGGCAGAAGAATATTGAACGGCTTTGAAATAGATCCAGAGGATTTACCTACATTATTCCAGATAGCAATAGCTTTGGATACACAGCAGCGTACAATAGAACAGCAGACCAAGCAAATAGAAAAGCTAGAAGAAAGGCAGTCAAAACACATGTCATTACTAAAACTTCATGGCGACATTATAGCAGATATCTGCCATCATTACATCGAGGGTAAAAAACATGGTTCTGGAGTGGCTTAAAAATTTTAATCCATTCAGCGAGCCAGAATGGGAAGCACCTGACAGACAGCACATGCAGGAAATTATTGACGATTTAAAACGTGAACTATACTATTCAGAATTAAAAGGACCAGAAAAAACAAAGCTTGTCTACAAATTATGTAATGCTTACAATTTACTATCCCTAACTGAAAAGCCCAAAAAGAAAGGCAAGTGGGTTTGGGTTGAAAAGGAATGAGCATACAGCCATGTCCAAAATGCAAAAAGGCACAGGGCTGGAATTGGACGTGGGGACAAAATGACGGTCATAGCAAAGGCTATTCATCTTGCAAGGCCTGTGGAGCTAAATTTTGATATGCAACGAGGGAGGCTGGTTTTGGTTCACCAACTGGTTTTTCAACACATGCGTGGGTGCTTAAAATGAGAATTGCAGGAATAGACTCTGGCAAGCAGAGGGACAGTTTTGCATTCGTAGGCATTGAGGTCAGAGATGATAATATCTACGTGAAAGGAGTAAAGACCTGGATAAAGCGCAATTATCTGGAAGTGGAGAATCTAATAGCTAACATCCATGATGCAAAGCATTTCAATTATTATGTTATAGAAATTAACAACACAGGAGAACACGTTTATGAAGAGTTAAGGTATAGACATAAGATTCCTAATCTAATTCCTGTATTTACAACAGCTCAAGTAAAGGATCAAATGAAAATAGCCACAGGCAAGGTAATGCCCAAAAATCAAATGGTCCTATGGATGGCGCAAATGTTTCAACAAAAAAGAATCAAGTTCCCTGCAAAATCAAACAAGGATGTAGAAGAGCTAAAAAGACAGATATCCATATTTTCAGAATTTATCACAGAAGCTGGTAACGTATCATATAGGGCAGAAGGAACAGAGCATGATGACACCGTAATGGCATTAATGCTTGCATGTTTCATGGCCAGACATTATATCAAGAAACAGCCAGACCAGCGTTCATCTATCCAGGTATCACATAGAAGTTATGCCGATAAGGATGATGATCTATTTGGCTCTGACGTTCCTCCAGGTGCCACGTCCATAGCACGAGAGGTGTTCTATCCATGAGCATGAGCGTAGAGTTAACACTGGATGATTATTCAAGAATCTTAGCCTGGTATGAACTGACATTCGCATCAGGAAAAAATAAGGCCAATGCAGAAGATGATGCCACGTTTAGAAAACTAACTGTGATGGCTATGACCAAAACAGAAGAGATGAAAGAAGACAGTAAAGTCTGACTATTTTTTATAATCCTTATCCCAATATGGAGAGTTACAAGCCGAGCATCTTTGTGGAGCCTTTTTTGTGGTCCACACATGATAGCATCTATTACAATGACAAATGATTACGTTAGCAGGCGCACCTAATATCTTCTGTCTAAACAGTCGAAACAGGCTTGCCTTCGTGGCTTTTTCCTGCATTTAATCGCCTTTGTGATTATCCTTACATTCTTGGGAGCAAAATTGTATGGCCAGCCATTCCCCATTTTGTAATTCCTCTTCTGGAATTTCTACCAGGCAGGTGGAGCATTTTGCTATTCCTCTTGTTTTTACCATAGTTGTGTAAGTGATTTATTATTATATAGGTATTTCCTATATTAGCGATCAGGCTTATTGATGAGTCATTTTATATATAGGGATTTGCTATATACTGTAATGGCTACAGAGCAAGTCAATAAAGGAATGGTCTGCAAGGATAAAAAATACTGGCACTGCGAAATCGTAGACGGTAAATGTATCCACAAAAATTGCGACCAAAAGGTAAAGACTATCACCGATATGTCTGACGCAGAGTTAGAAAAAAAATGGGATGCCGATGCTCAAGCAGTAGCTGACAAACCAATCGCAGCATATATTGCACAAATCCTGGCAAGCGAGGCTGGCATACAACACATCAAAAAGGTGAAGAGCATGCTGGCATATCGTGAAATTACAAAGCAGATATGCATAGAACATGATCCTAACATGCATGATGCCCAAATCGGTCAGATAGACAACCAAGCCAAAGGAGTCGGCTTAAAAAAATGACTCCAACACCTAAATTTTTTGCACCATCGAGTAAGTTAAAAAGACAGGACCTATTACTAGATCCTGAAAAGGCCTGCGAGGAAATACAAAAGAACCTGGAGGAAGAACTAGAATGATACCAACAGAATGGCTAAAGTCTGTCGGCATAGACATCACAAAGAAAGGCCATAACACCTACAAGCTAAAAGCCACAGGGTTCATGGACCTAACTGTCGAAACATGGCAGGACGGCACAAGGCAGTATGTCTCCATGTGTCATTATGGAGAATCAAACGGTGACCTTATGAAAGATCCAGACATAATGTTCCAGGTTACGCCAAAGCGCATAATCTATCACGAGATGCAAAACGACTATGTTCCAATGTATTCGACAAACCATTTCGAGATACAGGACTTTATGGAAAACACCTGGCTGTCAAACCTCATAGCACAGGGACACAAAATAGAGAACTCAGATTAGTTCTCTTAATCCCTGTTAGTCCATTTTTTATGTATTGCCAACTAAAAAGAAGGTTTCAGCTAAAAAAGATACTACACCATTGCCATCAGTAAAGGTGGCATCAGCTTCTAAGAAATTTACTACTGCAAACATTTTACACACTTATTCTAATCCATCTTATACTGACCAGGAACTCGAATACTTTGAGGATGCTTGGTCATCATCGGTAGTAGGAACAGCCATAGACAAACTAATGGAGTATGTAATAGGCGGAGGAGTAAGACCAACATTCGAGTTAATAGATGATACAGGCATGGACGAGGAGCAGAAGAAAAAAGAGATTGAAAAATATTCAAGCGAACTAGATGAATTAATCCATTTTGATCAAAAGATAGGCTTTCAAAAAAAGATGATAGATGCAGCCACAATGGCAAAAATCTTTGGCCGTTGCGTAATGACATGGGAAGGAGACGGTTTACCAGAGGCATTGAAAATTATACATCCAAGGGATACAGGACGTGTATTCCTGGATCAAGAGAATTGGGGACTGGAGAAAGTAATTACCACATATCCGTCTGATGAGATTTATCCAAATGAAATGGTCTACTTTGTAAATAGGCCAGACAGCCCAAAGCGCAGGACCATGTGGTATGGCTATTCAGATTTACAGCGTGTCGTGGGAGCAGCAAGGGCATGGCGCAGGATCGTAGAGTATGACATGCCAGAGATAGCAACTGCAATGTGGGCAAACTATGGAATGTTTATCCTAAAGAAAATGGGACGTGACAAATCCGATGCAGAAATTGATGCTAATACATTACTAAACTCATTGAACCCTGGCGCATTTAATTGCGTAACAGCAGACGCATTAGATGAAATAGAGTTCAAGCCAATTGATTTGAATCCAAAAATTAAGGAGCTTGTTGATTTAGCTTCATTTTATGAGAGAATTTTGATAGGAAACTTTGCAGTCCCTTCGGCTTTACTAGGACGTGAAGAAGATCAGAACAGGGCTACACTAATTGGCAAGATTCAATTTTTCCTTAGTGGTCCAGTTAAGGCCACAAGAGAATGGCTATCAGACCAAATATCACAGCAGTGGTATGAGAGAAACATGCGCTATATGGGCATGGGCGAACTGCTAACAAAGGTCAGAGTTAAAGCTGAGTTTGAGGCAATAGTAGTAGAGTCATGGTTTGATTTAGTAGATGCAGTATTAAGATTAAAAGGAATATTACCTGGATTGCCAGACGAGAAGGTTTTGGAATTGTTAAACTTAGAGGAGATAAAAGACGATTTGAAAGACGTAGATTTATCCGTAGTTCCAGGACAAGATCCAAACTTGGGAATACATACTCCCCAGGATATAGTAAACAAACAGCTTAACAAAACAATGAATCAGACCGATACCATAGCAGCAGAACGAAAGATTGACAATGATATAATTCAGCAGGCCTTGAATGTAAAAAAAGCCAAGGTTCTAGATGACCTGGACGAGCTAATTCAAAATGAAAAGCACAACGCTGAGCATAATTCAGGCAGCAATTAACTCCTATGACCTTCTAAGCTTTGACGAGAAGGCTACAGTGATTTTTACCACACAAGAAGACATGCGGGTGGATGATAAAATTTGTATGCCATTAGCTGGCAACGAGTATGAAATAGATGATCCTAAACGGCCATTAATTCCAGAAGGCACGCATCCTAATTGCAGGTGCTATTATGTTGATGCGCAGACAGGCGATGTGGTAACTGACATATCATCTCCTAGAACGTATGAAAAGACAGAGGATGTGAATCCGATTAAACTACCACAAAAGAAAAAATCATTTTTTGAGCGAATACTAAAACGGCTCAGGAGTATATTATGAGTGCCAAGGCTAATGCGATAAAACGGTATGATAGACTGGTATCTGACCTGGCAAATATAGAAAAAAAGCGTTCCAGGAAACTAAAGCAACTGCTGGATCTAAGGGAGAAATTAAAAATTGAATGACAAGCTAGCACACTTCATAGTCGGCTTTGGCCTATCAATAATAGGCATATTGCACATGCCATTGATTTTCTTAGGATTTTTCTTTGGCGTAGGCAAGGAGCTTCTCGACTTTAAAACAGGCAGAGGCAAGCCTGAGTGGATGGATATGTGGGCAACATTCTGCGGTGCAGGGATTGCTACAGGTATAGTTCTCTTAATAGGTTATATGCCATTTTATGCATGGCACTGATCAAGTTTCAAAACCAAGATAAATTCTTCATTAAATTTTTCCTATTAGATGCAAGCTTAAACCTTAACCGTTGGGGAGTAACAGAGACTGCCCTAAAGAATAACCTAAACACGTTCCTAGAAAAGCCGTTTGTATTAACGCCAGGTTATGACCATCCTAATGCGGCCAACGGTGATGACCTATTTGTCCAGCAGGAGAAATATCGTGTGGGAAATATAATCCAGGTGGGAATAGATGAAACAACAGGCAAAGCTTTTGGTGTTGCAGAAATTTTTGACAAGACAGCAGCCGAGGTAATTAAAAACGGTGATGTTAATTTTGTATCGCCATCAATAGTATTCAACTCAACAGATGAGATAAGACATCAGGATAGTTCCATTATAGTAAATTTTGAAGGCGCACATGTTGCAGCCGTAGCTGATCCAGCATACGGAATTATGAAAGCAGAAATCAAAGGTAAGTGTGCAGGCGATGCTGATACATGCCATTCACAACTGCAAAAAGTCCAGGCATCACGCTCATCTTGTGGCAAATATCTTACAGTAAAATCCGCAGGTAAAACCATGACCGTTGCCAATAGGGAATGCGTAAAGACCTGCATAGAGGCAAAATCAGAGGCTGGCGAAACCATAGATGACCAGGCACTAGCAATCTGCTATTCAGAATGTTATGATAACAAAGAGGGCAACATAGACCAAGACTCCCTGGATAATATTACAAAGGTGGATATGCTAAAGAAGAAGAAAAAAGAAGAGGCAGACCACATGGAGGTCACATCTCCTAGAAAGCGTAAAGGTCCTGTAAAGAATAATGCCAAAAAGGCCAAGGACCAAAAGGAAGAGGACGAGGATTATGAGGTTCAGATGCAGTCCTTTGATAAAGATAATACTTCTGTTAAGGGTAAACACAAGAAAAAAAGCAATAACATGAAACGTAGAAACGCAAATGACGACGATAAAGAGAAAAAAGAATCCGAAGAGGAAGAGAAAAAAGAACATGACGCCTCAGACGAAAACTCTTTTGAAGAACAGTACAAAGAAAAGAAAGAAAAAGACATCATAGAAGGCGAAGAAAAAGAGGAAGAAGATGCCGAAGATGAGAACAAACTTGACTTGACCGATAAACAAGAAAAATACTTGAAGGACAAGGAAGAAGGCTCACTAAAAGCCCAGGTTAAAACTCTCAAAGCAGAAATCAAAACCTTAAAAGCTAAATTCAGAAAAGCTGAGGTCGAACCAATTATCGACTCCATCTTAGAAGCAAAATCAAAAATCGGCAGTATTAATGTCGAAGCTGAATATGCTAAACTTTCAAAACTCGATACAGCAACACTAACTGAACTAGCAGACTCTTACAAGGGTATTGTGGAAGCAAAAGCTTCACCACGCTATTCTGTAAAATATGCTTCAACAGATAGTTCTGTTAAGGGTGATGAAATCCTAAGAAGAATAAGAGGAGATATGAGTTAATATGACAGCAGCAGCAGGTGCACTAGCACGTAGCACAGGTATTGAAATTCGAACTCTAGCTATGGCAGCCTCAACATCAATTACAACAGGTCAAACTGTTGCAGGAGATGCAAACGGTAGAGCAGTTCTAGCAACTAACTCTGTCGGTGATCAAGCCAAAGGTCTTTACATCGCAATTGAAACTGTAGATAATTCTTCAGGTTCAGCAGGCGATAAAACTATTAGAGTTGCAGGTGGAAACACCTATGTATATGCAACTGCTGGTGGCGCAATTAAACCAGGAGAAGCCGTAAAGGCAGATTCTGCATCTAAATGTGCAGCAGCAGCAACAATATTTGCAGCAGAGGTAGTTTTAGGAAGATACATTGGACATGAGAACGAGGAAGCAGTAGCAACAAACGCAGCAGCAAACGATGTCATTATAGTGAGGTTGGGATTGTAGATGACTAGAGATAACTCTCAAATCACATACTCGCCATACACCAAGAAATTCTATGAAGGCGCATGGGATAGAGACGGCACAGACTTTACCAAAGATTATGGTATGACGGCCATCGCTAAACTAAACGTTGAGAAAGAACTAGGTGACGGCAGAATTGAGCCAATCAACTATGAAATGTTCAGAAGCGCAGAGCGTGCATACAAATCTGGAAACATCGATGCAACATCTTTAAGCAACATCACAGTCATTGATCTTCTATCCGAAGTGATAAGACGTGAATGGAGAGACTTTAACGCAGTTCAAGCAGTGAGAAAAATCCCAGTGCCAAAATTGCAATTAAACGTCCCTATCGCAAACAAATATGCAGCATCTAAGAAAGTTCCAGAGTTGCAAGAAGCAGACCAAAAATCTAACACCTTTACCCAGGCTCAATTAAGACTCTGGAAAAATGTAGTTAGCATTTATGAATCTGATGAATCAAGACTCAAAGGAACCATTGAACCAATGGCCTACGAAATTGATCAAGCAGCAGGAGCATTAGCACAAGCAGCAAACGAACAGATTGTCACAGAAATTGAATCACTTACAGCAACAGCATGTGGAGATTGGGGTGCATTAAATTCTGATGGAAACTTTTCAGCAAGAAATCCATTAGATGATATTGTAACAGCAGTTGACACAATTGTAGGTAATCATTTCAGACCTGACACTTTGTGTGTTCATCCAAGAGCAATTTCAGATTATTTGTCGAACACATTTATCCACGCAGCAACTCGTCCTGATGACCGTCAGATAAGCGGAGTCTTTGACTTACCAAAGTTCCCTGGCGTAAAATCAGTCGTAGACGTTGGATTTACTTCAACAGTAGCAACATTGTTTGATTCAAGAACAATGCTATTAGGAGAAGGCCCTACCGTAGCCGAGCAATATCGCGATCCACATCGCGGAAGTGATGGCTGGGTAATTCGTCAATGGTTACAGCCAAAAAAGACCACTAACGATGCAGGCCGTAAACTTACTGGAGTTACAGCATAGATAAACAACTTGGGTTAATTCCCATAATTCTTTTTTTATTCTAACTTAGCGAATGCTTTGCATGGGCGAATTTCAAGAAAAGAATCTAACAGGTAGCAGGAAACAACTTTTTGATAAATTATGGCAAGGAATATGGCAGTCAGATAATCAGGCAGCAATAGAGACAGAATCCCTAAGGTATCAGACAGCAGAGCAAGTAGAGAAAGTGGAGAACCCTGAGTAATGGCTTTTATCTATTTTGTATTAGGCGACACCAAGGATTTAATCAACGTGCCAGTTAATGTTGAATCAGAAGACTCTATCCTGGAACAGCTAGGAACAAAGGCTGACCAGTATTTTACAAATCAAATGACAAGCTATGCAGAGCAATTACCATTAGCAGGCGTTAATCTAACGACAGCACGCCAGGCAACAAACCAGTATGTAGCATCATTATACATGGCCAGAAAACAAAACTTTGAATCAGCTAGATACTGGGAGGATAGATACAAAGAGACATTCAATACGCTAGTGAATATCTTAACAGCAGATCCTACATCCAGGACTAAAAGAGTTGCAGTATCTAAGGAATACATTACAGATCCATTAAACAGTAATCCAAAAGGACCGTATGGAACTTGAATAGTTCTCTTTATTCAAAAGGAATTGATAACTGATATGTCACATCATTTAGAAGGAGCATTCAAATGTTTTGTCCATGATTTTGCAACTAACGAGCCAGAAGGATGGCAAGCACATATCGGTGATAAAGAGCATACCTATACAGGAACATCATCATGCGTTACATGCGGTGAATCAGTAGAAGTAAACTGGTCAGGCAAACTAAAAAATCGTGTTACACCAAATGTTTTGTGCAAGGGGTGCAAGGCACAATGATGTTCACAGAATCCGTCCCTAATGACGAGCTATTAGATTTTGCAATACAAAGAAAACAAGCAATCAGTGACAGTGAACCAATTCATGGCTTTGTAACTATAATTAAAAATGCAGGCCAAGAAGATGAAAAGGTCCTAATTAAAAATAAACATAATTTATTGACCAATGCAGGTCGTGACTATTTCCATGCACAGTGTTATACCAACACATCGGCAGGCGGAATAGGTGTGAACTATATTGCTTTATCAGAAAACTCTGGCGGAGCAGCAGCAGGTCATACAGCAGTAGCAGGTGAAATTACAACAGGTGGACTTGCAAGAACACAAGCATCAACAAGAACACATTCATCAGGAACTAACACAACAACATTACAAAATACTTTCACAGCTTCGGCAACATTTTCAGCCGTACAGCTATCAGGATTGTTAAACGCAGCATCAACTGGAACTTTAGGTCATGAAGCAACTTTCACTTCTGTAGCTCTCGTTAGTGGAGATACCCTCCAGGTAACCTGGACGTTAACATTAGGGTGATAACACATGGCTAGAACAAGCTATGGTGTCACAACACACTCAGTCACAGCAACAGGAAGCAATGATAATTCTAAACAAGTTTCAGTAAATGCCTGGAATGCTAATCACGATAAATCCGAAGCTGGAATGCTTGGTTTTACAAAACAGTCTGCAACAATATCAGGCAACGCAATAGCAGTAACAGGAACCTTAATCGAGATACAAGCTGACGGAACGTTAAACTCAATCACACCAACTGATGCAAACGAGTTTGATCTTATCTACTTAATAGCAAAATCAACTGCAACATCTATCACTATCACACATGACGCAGGTGGTGGTGCTGGTAAAATTAGATTATTATCCGCAGCAAATGAAACACTATCCACAACAAGTCCATTAATCTTAATGTGTAGGACCATATCCTCAGCTAAAGAATGGGTTCAGTATGGTGGTGGTGTAGTTAATGCAATTAATGATATTGGCGATGTTAACATTACAAGTGTAGCCAACGAAGATGTTTTGGCTTACGATTCAACAACATCAAAATGGATTAATCAATCAGCAGACGAAACAGGTCGTGTCACAGCAGATTCTACTACAACATTTGAAAACAAATCAATAGATCTAACAGATAACACATTAACAGGAACGTCAGCAGAATTAAGAACAGCTATATCTGATGAAACAGGAACAGGTGTATTAGTATTTGCAACAAGTCCAACATTAGTAACACCAGCATTGGGAACACCAGCAAGTGGAACATTAACCAACTGTACGTTCCCAACATTAAACCAAAGCACAACAGGTAATGCTGCAACAGCCACAACTGCAACATCGGCCACTACATCAACTAATGTAACAGTAGCAGATGAATCAACAGACACATCATGTAACGTATTATTTACAACAGCAGCCACAGGAGATCTTCCTCCAAAGTCGGGCACTAACTTGACATTTAATTCAAACACTGGAATATTAACAGCCACAGGCTTTGCAGGAGCATTGACAGGAAATGTCACAGGTAATGCAGACACCGTAACAACAAATGCAAACTTGACAGGAGATGTAAC